CTGTAATCCTTGCGCATTATCTTCTGCGCTGCAGCGCTGGTGCATGTCACGCCAACGGACCAAAGCTCAACACTCTCAACGAGTTCGAACACTTCAACTTCCGTCAGTCGATAACGACGCATCAACGCATCGGTTGCGTCAACAGCTTTGTTGTCGACTTGGTTCAAAAATACGTATTTCAGCGAGTCATGCAAGACCTCGACACTCCTGTCGGACTGAAATTTGCGACGCAGCGCATTGATGAACGAATTTCCCGGCTCATGCTTCCAACCTTTCATGATGCCGGACTGATAAATGTGGAATCTCTCCGCAAACTCCATATTATCAAACTCGGATTTGCTGACTCCGAGCTGCTCATGCGTTAGATCACCATCAACACTACCGAACCGCTTAAGAAGCGAGCCGGCGGCGATCTGCGGCACCCAGTCTTGACCCACACGAACAGGATAACGCTTAAGGAACAATACATCCTCCATCCTACTGCAATCATCCATCGTCATTGTGTGCCCCACAAGACCGGCCCCCTCGCGTAATGAGCGCTCAACAGAATAGCCATCTGCCAACAACTGGCCAAATGCTATAGCAATTAGGGCGCTACCAAAATGGTTCAATATGGTCGTCAAAACAGATCCTGAACCCTCAAATGGTCCCTTGAATTTGATCTTGTACGAACCACGACCACCTTCTTTATCGTTAACGCGAATGGGCAACATGCACTGGCGCAACAATCCGCGTGCCCTGACCTTGCTAAATCTACCCATAGCTAAGCCAGCGCACAAGAACGCAGGTGAATCCTGGCTAGAGTCGTTGCTACTCACATCTGCGTTAAACAGAAATGACTTGCCCCGGACTTGGCCAGCATAGACCGCGTCGTCACTGTAGATCATTACGTAAATGCTGTTGGGCGTGCTCATGGCTAATTCGAGCTGCTTAAACATCGCGGGTAATGTGTCCTCCTTTGGTTTGGCCATAATATGTATGGTCAAATCAACGCACTCACCACCATGCTTAGGCTGAAGCCTGAAATGATGCTCACCGTCAATCCCCACCTTGACGAATTCAGGCAGCTCGTTTGCATACATGCAACCAGCATCGTATGAAGCCACGAATCGTGGGTTTTTCCCCGCCTTGGCAACCTCGCGCTTGACAG